AAATATTATTGAAAAATAGTAAATTCAATAATATATAACATCACATTATATAATATGTTATATACTATTATAGTAAATTTATATGAATATTTGCTTGTTAAACTGTTCCCTCACCATTATGAATATAAAAATATAGAGCGAGTTAACTCTAGTGGCTCATTTATAGAGTTCTGTGAGTAACTTTTATAATTGAATAACAGACAATAGAGGCAATATGGTCAGAATAATGTCTATGTATTCGACTTTTTTCTAATTTGTCTAACTTTCCTATATTTATTGTAAATAACACTATAACTTTATTTCCTTCAAATACACATTTACATGTTGCTTATCCAAAAATATATTAAATACACATAGGGCCAATAACCATATTAAAAAAGGCATATAATATTCTAAACCAATACTAAAAAATGTACCTATTAAATAACCCGAAAAAATTAACACTAACATTAAACTTATTGATATTAATACATTCTTTGAAGATTCACCCATTTATATTTATATAATGTTATTTATTTTGTTTAATAACTAATATACTTTTCTCTACAATAGGTCTATTTTCTAATATAAAATCAGTAATATGATTACTATCTATTTCGGGATTATCCTTAAAATAATCTTGTAACATTTTGATTAAATAATCTTTATTTAATGGTGCCTTTACTTTGTTTTTTCTACATATTAATTTTCCATCATTTATATCAAATCTATCTATTTCATTATTTTCCATAACATTAATTAAACTTCCCGATAATTGCTTTTTTGAATTCCGTAATTCTTTAATTTGTTTATTTAAAGCATTTATTTTGGTATCAATAGCTATCCATTCTTTTATAGTATTTATTAATATTTGCTTTTGCTCACTCATAAAGCTTATTGTAATAAATAATATTAATAAATTAATTTAATAATATTATTTTACATAGTTTTAAAATATATAATAAACTTAATTATTAGTTAGGATGTTTTGAATTTATTATTAGTCTATTTATTAAATCGGCCTTATTTCCTGTTAATTTATATTTATGTATTCTTAATTCGTTCTTAAGTTCGCAAATCGTTTTTTTTTTATAAACTTTCATTGTCTCCAAATCTGTATTTTCCAATATTTGTTCTTCGTTTATTGTGTATTTAAAATGATTATTACATAGAGCTCCATTTTTCGTTATACAGGCATTTTTTCCGCATTTTTTTGAAGCTTTATCTATATATGTACATTCATATAATTGTATACATAAATCTGGTGGGCTATTTACACCTTTAATCATTTTGTTTTCATAATACTTGAAGTATGGCATAATTTTATTATTAATACTTCTACAATATGGACACTTTATTTCATTTAATCTCAATTTTGAGTTGTCTAATAACTTCTTCGTTTTTTGCTCAACTACCTCATTATATAGTTCTAAAAAATTAAACTTATGATTGCACTGTAATGTAATTGAATTATTATCTAATAATTCATTACTTATTAAGCATTTTTCTTTTGTGTCATTTGTTTCATTTGTATCATTTGTATCATTTGTGTCTATTAAAAATTTCATAAACACTTCTTTATTAGTCATTTTAAATAAATTATATTAATTTATTTAAAATTAATGATTAGATTTTAAATATATTTAGAATATATTTAATTATATATTATAGATGTCTTTTTCTAAAGAAATTTGGGGTAATACTGTGTGGTATTTATTTCACACAATTGCTGATAAAATTAAAGAAGATAAATTTGAATTTCACAAAAATAATCTTATATATATATTAGAAAATATATGTAACACATTACCCTGTCCTGAGTGTAGTAAAGATGCTAGTAATATGTTAAAAAAAATAGATTATTCTCAAATTAATAACAAAGCTGCGTTCAAATTATTAATATTTAATTTTCATAATGCTATTAATACTAAATTAAACAAACCTCTTTTTGATTTCAATGAATTAGATAATAAATATAGCAAAGCTAATATAGATATTATATATAATAATTTGAATATAATTTATACATCCAATACTAATATACCTCAACTTATGTCTTCCAGTTTTCACAGAGATTATTCGTTCCCTAAAATTAAAGAAATATTAAGAATTATTAGAGAAGATTTAATATAATATTACTTTCTATATTATCCTATTACTTCTCCATTTTGATAAACTTGGCATTTAAATTGTTGATTGGTTGGTTTACTACATTGAACATTATTACTAACCGAATTTGCGAAATAAACAAATTTATTTTTTGTGCTTATATACAACAAAGTATAATATAGTATTCCAAAAAGTATACCCAATAACAATCCTAATACTAATCCCATTATATCGCTACATTTTTGATTATATTCTGTAACAGCATTTATAGATGTTACTGTTAATAAAAATACTACCATAGCTATATTCGATTGATTATTTATTGTCATAGGATAAATTAGATATGTTGCTGAAAAAGCTAATATTGCGCTGCTAAATGAAGGAGCATTATAAATAACTCCCATATCTTTAACAGTAAATGGAGCAGGTAAAATATTACAAAATGGTGAAGCAAATATGCTTTGCTTATTTTTAATAACATTTTTAAGTACTAGCACTATTCCAGAAAGTATTACAATTCCCATATTAAAAACTATGCCTTTTTCTAAACTGTTTTGTGCTATTGACAGCAAAGTAATAAAAAAAACTACCAATAACGGTGCTGTGAAAGATATATATTCAAAAACATTTGTTAAACTCATTGTAATTGCTAATGGACCGGATGACATTTGTAATTAAAATATAAATATATTATTATTTGGATACATTATTGTTATTATTATTGTTATTATTGTTATTATTGTTATTATTGTTATTATTGTTATTGTTATTATTGTTATTGTTATTATTGTTATTTAGATAATAATTTGTGCTATTGCTTGTTCTATATTTTCAAGCTCTACAAACATAATTTTGCTCATATTTTTTTCATACTTTTCATAGAATAATTTGAAATCTTTAGCATTAGCTTTTGGATAATAGAAGGTTGTTACGCCTGCTCGTAATCCACCTAATATTTTCAAATCTAATCCTCCTATTGCTGAAATATTTCCTTGTAAACATATTTCGCCTGTTATTGCTATATTGTTTCTTATTTTTCTTTTTGATAATAAACTATATAATACAAGCGTAATAGCTGCTCCTGCTGATGGTCCGTCTTTTGGAGTTGCGCCTTCAGGAACGTGAATATGAATTCCTTGCATCTTACTTTCCTCTAATTCTTTTGTTATTGTAATTATTTCTGAATTATTTAATAAATTAAAAGCCAATGTTTTCGCTACACACATACTTTCTTTCATTATATCTCCTTGTAACCCTGTAAGTTTTAATTCTAAAAATGTAGAACTATGAAAGAAGCTGCTCTCAATATGTATAATTCCGCTATTACCATAACTATTTGCCCATAATCCATTTATTATACCTATTTTTGGCTCGCTATTTATTGTTAAATAACTTATTTTATAATTAATTCTCAATAATTCTTCAATATATTTAATAGTTAATTTAAATGGCAATTCATTTAAAAATGTTCCTTTTAATATGGTCAAATTAATTGACGATACTATTTCAAATAATATTTCTTTTAATTTTCTTACTCCTGATTCATTTGTGTAATGTTCTATTATAAATTTTATCTCATCTTCTTCAAAAATTATAACCTCATTATAATGAAATTTTAAATATAATTCCGGCAATAAGTAATCACGTGCTATAATTATTTTATCATCCAATGTTAATACATCAAATTTTATTCTATGTATTCTATCTAATAATATTTTATCAAGCAGTTCAACATCATTATACGAAAATATAAATAACACTTTTGACAGGTCTAGGTCTATATTGCTAAAATATTTGTCTTGAAAATGTGTATTTTGTGTGCTGTCTATCAAATGAGTTAATATTCCTATTATTTCTTTACCATGTTCGGTTTTACTCACTTTATCTACTTCATCTATAAAAATAATAGGATTCATACATTTATGTTCCATTAATATATCAACTATTTTACCCCATGTTGAACCCACATATGTATAATTATGTCCTTCTAACATACTACCGTTACAAGAACCTCCTAATGCTATAAGAGAGAATGGCCTTGCGTTATTATTTTTATCTTTCAAACATTTGGCTAAACCCTTTTGTGCTAAGCTCGTCTTACCTATTCCGGGTAACCCCTCAAAACCAAAACAATATCCAGTGGACTCGCCATTTATCCATTGACCTACTATTCTTTCTATTTGTAATTTTGCATTCTTATGACCATAAACCGATTTATCCAATATATTATTAAATTCATTCATATATGCTATTATTTCATTGTTCTTTCTCGTAATTTGATTAATATTCTTTTCAATTGAAAATAAATAGTTGTAATATGTAGTGTTTATTAATTCTTTAAAAAATATAATTAATTCATTTATGAATAAGTTGTTATTATTATTGATTTTATTCTCATTATTCTCATTATTCTCATTATTCTCATTATTCTCATTATTCTCATTATTCTCATTATTCTCATTATTCTCATTATTCTCCTTATTATTACTATATAAATGATATAAAGACTTAATAAATGTTAACAAATTATCTTTTAAAAAAATGTTTTTATCACAAAATATTTCTTTTTGTGTTATTACATTTTTAAATGATTTTAATAAAGTTGAGGTTAATTTTTTCTTGTTTTTCTCAATATATTCAATTATAACTTGTAATAATTCGTAGGTTATAAATACTTTCTTGTGACTTATTTTTTCAATAATATTAATATTTATTGTATTATTATTATTTTTCATATTATCTATTATGCTTAATATATTGCTTAGTTCCGATGTATTGCTTAAGTCTGTTGTGTTACTTAATAAAATAAAATTATTGTTTTTTACTGGATTTATTATATTATTTATTAAAATATTTATTTCATATTTAATCTTCAATATTTCCTCTTCTTTATAAATAGCAAAAGGAATTTTTAATAGTCCGTCTAAATATTGTTTGGCTTTTGAGCCTGAGTCATCAGACTTGGTCTTTAATTCTTTTAATTTTTGTAATGCTTTTTCTTTAACATTTATATTTGCTTTCATAAAATATATATGTTGCTCTAACGGTATTTTAGATGTTTCAAAATGTAATAATTCATTTGTATATTCGACAGTTTTTTGTAAAGCATTTTTTAAATGCTTTTTACAATTCCAATTTAAACTATTATATATCTTTGTTTGGTCATTATTATTGTTTTTATCATTGGATAAAATATCATACAATATGTAAGCTATGTACAAATTATCTAGCTTATTATTTAATAATAAGTCTATTAACATTGCACGCTGGTTATAAAGGTCCTTACTTATAAAATCTTGCACTAATGTATCTAACGACTTTTGACTATAAACATTTATTTGATTAATACTATAAGAATATTTGTTATATAGATCATGTGCGTTATATATAAGTAACTGTTTTAATGAATAATTATTTACAAAATTATTCCAATTTTCAACATTATAAATATCTCCACTAGTTACACCACTATCTATTATATATTTAGCTATTGTGTTTTTCTTATTTATTATAAATTCATTGCTCATATTTGCTGTTAATAAATCATCACATAAGCAATTTAATACTAATGTTTTTTGATTTATTGTGTCATGTATTATTACTTTTATTCCGTATACTTTGGTTATAAAATTTGTATTTGTTCGAGCTAAATCGAAACATTCTAATGTATTGCATTCTAATATACTTTTATCATCAAAAATTTTAAGTTTTGAAATTTCTTTACTATTACTATTTCTATTACTATTACTATTACTATTTCTATTAATCATATTTGTATTCTTTAACATTTTTACATTCCAATTTATAATACTATAATTTAAAGGATGCGTGTGTTTTGCCAATAATTTATATTTATAATATAGATCATTTGTAAAATTCTTCTCGGCAAAACTGGTAGATAGGCATATATTTATTAGGTCTTCAAAACTGTAGCTCCCGTAATTCTTTAATATAGATGATATGCTATTATTAATATACTGCAATTCATCTATAATATTATCATAATTTATAGAATTAATTATGTTTACCGACTTTTCTAACGCATCAAACGCGTTGTTCAATTCATTTAATGTTAAAATATTTAAACTATTAAAATAATTCACACCTTTTACGATGTCATCTATCGCATTCCTAAAAAACGCTATTTTTTCTTCATAAATACTCATTAAATATAACTTATATAATATTTCTATATTAGTTAAAGGTTTTTAACTTATAATAATATTTGTAAAAATTGATATATTAATATAAATGGAGTAATATATATATATATATTAGTGCTTTGCTTATGGGTATTCCTTATTACTTTAGTTATTTAATTAAAAATCATAGTCTTATTATTTCAAAATTAGAATTTTTGAATAATAATATAGCTAATCTATTTTTAGATTGTAATTCTCTCATATATGACACTTTAAATTATAAAAATTTTCAAACTAAAATACAATTTGAAAATTACATTATTGAAAATGTAATTATTAAAATAGAAACTATTATCAAGGCCATTAATCCGTCTGAAGCTATTTATATTGCTTTTGATGGTGTACCGCCTTTTGCTAAAATTAATCAACAAAAAAACAGGCGCTATAAATCTGCTTATCAAAGCAATCTATTCAAAAATGATGTACTATGGGATAGCTGCGCTATTACACCCGGAACACTTTTTATGGAGAATTTGAATAATGCAATAAGTCTGCATTTTGAAAAAAAAAAGTTCTATAACTCTTCCAACAAACCCTTAAATGTTATATTGACTTTATCTAATGAACCAGGTGAAGGAGAGCATAAATTATTTGAATATATTAGACATTCTAATAATATTGCCACGAAAAACAGTGTTATTTATGGTATGGATGCTGACTTAATAATGCTTTCATTGAACCACTTAAAATATACGCAAAATATTTACTTATATAGAGAGACACCGCTATTCATTAGTTCCTTAGATAAAACACTTAGTGAAAATGAAAAATACATTATAAATATTAATTTGCTTGGAAATATTATTTATAAGGAGATTACAAATGATATAATTATGAAGAGTGATACACCCGAATGGTTAAGAAATGCAGAATTTACTATTGACATATCATTTAATAAAATTCATAGCTGTGCATTTTATAATAAAATAGAAGATTACATTTTTATATGTTTCTTGTTAGGAAATGACTTTTTACCGCATTTTCCTGCATTAAATATTAGATTAAATGGGTTTACTATTTTGCTTGAATGCTATAAAAAGTTGTTTGGGAAAAATGACTTTATTATAACTAATAACACTATTAACTGGCATAATTTTAAAAAATATATAAAAGCTATTGCTGAATATGAAGAAACATTTATTAAAGAAGTATATATTACTAGAGAGAAACAAAGTCGCAGATTTTATCCTGAAACCAACGAAGAAGAAATTATGTTTAAATTTTCTGCCACTCCATCGTGGGAGCGCAATATTGAAATCTTTATAAATCCATATGAAGAGGAATGGCGTCATCGCTATTATTATAGTTTGCTTTCAATAAACTCTAATGAACCGGATTATAATAAAAATATTGAAACATTGTGTACAAATTATTTGGAAACTTTGCAGTGGGTATATTCTTATTATACTTCATCGTGTAAAAATTGGACCACTCATTTCAAATACAATTACCCGCCATTATTATGTGATTTATATTCCTATATTCCATATTTTAATAGTGAATTTGTAACTCTAGAAAATAGTGACATTTTGAATGATAAATTATTGCTATGCCATGTTTTACCTAAAAAAAGCTTGGGGTTATTACCCAGTAAAATACATAATTACTTATTAAATAATTATGAATATTTATATAAAACAGATTATAACATTGTCTATGCTTTTTGTAAATATTTCTATGAAGGACACGTTATTTTCCCAGAATTTAATGTAGACGAATTCAATAATGCTATTAAACAATTATTATAAACAATTATTATAAATAATTATTTTACATATTTTAAGCATTCATTGAAAAAAAACTCTAGACCTGTTTGTTCTGAACCTAAGTGACATAAGTCTGGTATATACCAGTGCTCTTTAGTAGAGTTAGAATATGCAAAAAGTGCAGGAATGCCATTTAACATTTTCATTTTTTTCATTTTCATATATAATTCGAGAGATTCATCAATGTCTATTTCATAATATTGAATAGAATCTGGTTTTACTTTTTCAAAATTTGAACATAATGTTTTAATCTTTTTACAAGGTCCACACCACTGGGCAGTAAATTTAAGAATTATTAATTCTTTAGCTTGTAACTTGGATACTTTTGTCCTTAAAACCTCCTCATTAATTAGTTCACTCATTTCGTTCAGTGCACTCATGTATAAAATAGTAATATACTTTAATTTTATATAATTTTTTTATAAAATTAACTTATTGCTTTTTAAAGATTTCTTTAAAAACCTGAAAAATGGTGAATTCCTCTTTTATGACCATTAACGTCACATTAATAATATAGATTAATTTGTGTGTTTTTTTTATAAAATATATTTTCAGGATTTTTTTGGAAATTGGACATTTATAAATGTCCATTTTTGAAATAAGCAACCCTTTATAGAAAATTCTTTTTAAAAAGTCTCATTTTTCACTTTTCAAAGCATAAGCATCATAAATTTTTCAAAACTGCTCTAAAAAGTGCCTTACCATAAAATATTTTTAATAAAAAAAAAGGATTTAGGAGTTTTTTTGTTGTATAAATATACAACAAATGACAACCGAAAAAGCGCAAAAAAGCGCAACTTTTTTTGTTTGTGAAAATTGTGACTATAAGTCAAGTAAGAAATGTGATTTTAACAGACATCTTTTAACACCTAAGCATAAAAATACAACTTTTTTACAACTTTATACAACAAAAAGCGCAAAAAAAAACGATAGCGTAACAAATTTTTGTTGTGATTGTGGAAAAGCATATCCATATAGGGGTTCATTACATAACCATAAAAAAAAATGTCTTTTTTTAAATGAAAAAAGCGCAAAAAAGCGCACAAACGAGTTATCGTGTGACACTAGCGATGACCAAGTAATTTTAACAAACGATATAATAATAAAATTGCTTAATGACAATAAAGAAATGAGAGAAATTATTACAAAACAGCAAGATCATATGATGAAACAGCAAAATCAGATAAGTGAATTAATTCCAATGGTGGGAAGTAATAATAATAATCATATACAAAACAATAAATTTAATATACAAGTATTTCTGAATGAGAGATGTAAGGATGCAATAAATATGAGTGATTTTATAAAGTCTATAAGAGTTAGTTTAGAACAGCTTGATTATACTAAGCAAAACGGGCTAGTTAACGGACTAACTAATGTAATAATAGAAAATATGAATAAACTGGGTTTATATCAAAGACCTATTCATTGTACGGATTTAAAACGTGAATCGTTATATATAAAAGATGATGACAATTGGGAGAAGGACATTAATAAAGATAAAATTAGAAAAGCAATAAAAGATGTATCAACTAAACAATTTTGCGCATTAAGTAATTGGACAAAAGAAAATCCAGATTTTCAGAATAATGAGACTAAGCAAAATTATTATACACATACGCTAGTAGCAATAGCAAATAATAAGGAACATAATGAAGAGAAAATAATAAGGAAACTTTGCACAAACAGTTACATAAAAGAAGAGTAACAAGCCTAATTGATTATAAAAATATAATTTAAAGATTAGTCCTATAAATTATATTTAGCATATATATATATATAAAAATGGCAGTTACAAGAAGAAATATGAAAAGAAGAAGGGGGTTTATGTCAAGGAAACGGCGAGCTAACTCTAAAAAAATGCGTTTTATGCATTATCGTGGTAAAGGTGTTTATCAGCGACCGCCCTCATTTTTACCTATTCCACCGCCACAACCACCTTCGCTACCTATTCCACCTCCACAACCACCCTCAATGCCAAGACCACCAGCATCATATTTACCTATTCCGCCACCTCCAATACCATTATTTATTGAACCGTCACCGAGCCATTTTATAATTAAATCGCAATCACCCAAACAACTAGTACAAAAGAAATCGAAAGTTAAGCAACCAAAACCGGAATCTAAATCAGAAGAGGCAAAATTAGTAGAAGAACCTGGAATAGCAAAACAAAGGCGTAGTTTAAGGCAAATGATTATTAAATCGGACCATAATACAAAAATTAAACGAAGATAGAGAACTATTAAAAATATATATTTTGGGTTTCTTTTATGCTATAGCTAGTAGCAGTATATGAAATATAAATAGCATATCGTGTGTTAGGATTATTATTTTTTAGTCCACGATGTAATATGCGTCCATCAAAATACACACTTGAATATGTTTGTGCATTTATCGTTATTTTTTCATATATGTCTGCATTATTATTACTATTATGTTCACTATTTAAGCAAAATTCAGTATTTGCCAAATTATCAAAATATATAAGATGTCCTATGTAATATAGTGGGCGTTCAAAATCTGCTATTTCATTTTCTATAATAGTATCTCTATGCCATATGCCATCTGGAGTATTTGCTTCTACGGGTATAAAGCAAATATCTTCAATACACCCATCATTATGTTTTTTAATGCTCTCTATACATTTATTATGTATGTCTTTAAATTGTGGATTTAGCAACAAATAGTCCATTATTTGGCATTCCAGTGTTTTATCAAAATAACATTCAAAGCGACCCAAGGAGCGTTCAAGAAAATTGCGATATTTTTGTTGTAAGGGCCGTTCGTGTCCATCTATTTTTTTTAATATGGAAGATTTAAAAAAGTCTTCAAGTCTAGCTAATATTTTGGCTCCACTTTCTCCATTTATAACATTTTGCGTATAAGTAATATTTATAGAAGTTTCCATATTATAGTGTTAAGAATCTTAGTTTTAAATAGTTATGAATTCTATTTAAAGATTAATATATATATTTTATTTAGCTATTATATAAATTAATAATGGCGCAATCAAGAAAACATAAAAGAAAACAGAGAAGCTCTAAAAAAAGATTTACTCGTGCTAAAGGTGCTAAAGGTGCTAAAGCATTTTCGCGTTCACCTATTCCTCCATCGCCTATTCCGCCACCACAAGCGCCGTCACCTCTTATACCATTGCCCTATTTACCTATTCCACCACCACCAAATCCGCTAAATACTAGACCAACGCGAAGAAAAAAGCGATGGCCTAAATTCGTAAGTTTTGTAGAAAATTTGAAGAAATAAGCTGAGATGAGCTTCACTATATATTATCACCCTAGCTTTAGATTGTAAATTTATTTTATTATAATTTTATTATAATTTATCATTAGTTATAATAAAATACTTTCAAATATAATATTTTTATAAATTCCATCTACTGTCATCTCCATAAATATTTTCTAAAGTGTTAATATTTTGACTGGTATCAATTTTCTCATCATAACAGAATCTTATAGGTTTTCCACTTGTATAATCTATAAATGGTTCTCGTGTTTTAAACCATATTCTCAATTTAATATATGTTTGAATACTATCAAAAGGTAATGAGTTGTCAACTAATTCTGGAAATAAATCATAAAATTCGGAATCTAATGAAGTATAAACCTCAAAAAAATATTCTAATATAAAATAATGTTTATGATATAAATGGTTCCTTTTAACTTCAATATAATAATGAGCTTGCCTATTTTTTATAGTAATACACTGATCATAATTAAAAGCAAAAATCTCTATTGAATTAAAAGGCCAATAATCTCTCATAGTTAGAGAATATAATACAGTTAATACAAATTGTATTAACCCCAAATTAGTATAATTTGAAACAGTTGTTAAACCACTTATCGAATTATTAAATAAATAATATTGCTGCATTAAGAAGATTAACCCCAAACTGTTCAAATAAAATTCCATATTCATAGTTAAATCTATTCCAATATGAAATAATAGCAACAAGGAGACTACACAAGGAATATAATTTATATTAAACATCATTAGAGGGGTAATAAATATTTCAATAGTTAACCCACATAAAGCCATAATACTACATAATCCACTATATTTTGCTATATAAGTTGTTGGAATATAACCATCAAAAGTCTGCAAATATAGCTTAAATGTTTTTGGATGAATCCATTTAATACCTCCACGCCTAATTTTACTTATTCCGGGAGAAAAATAATTAATAACTACCACAAAAATCATACACCTCAAACGCAACTCAAAATCAGTTATATTAAGTATCCAAACTAAATGTAAATGTAAAAATTGGTCATGATTTCTAGTAATACACCAATAGCTTAAATTATTAAATGAAGTTGTTAACGCAAATAGTAACGGACTATTAAATATACACGCTACTAATGGTCCATATAAAAATACAAAACGATAATGTATTAAATTAATAAGAAATAATTTTGAAATATAAAATGGTCTATAAATATAATTTTTTAAGTCAAGATGTGATTTTACTTCCCTATTATATCGAAGTATAATGTATATACAACTTATCCAATGATATAAATACATATTATGTATTGCTCTAATTAAATAATGTATTAAACATTTAAACTATTTATATAAATATTATTTTCGATGAGTTAATAGTATAAAAGTATAAAAGTATAAAAATAATATAAAAAAATATAATATTAAATTAAATTTATAATATTAGTTAAATAGTATGGATCTAGACATAACGAATTATGACTATGATGATATATTAAAACTATTTAATGTATCAAATAAGTTTAATGAAGAAGACTTAAAAAATGCTAAAAAGAAGGTATTATCAAGTCACCCGGACAAGTCAGGATTAGATAAGAGCTACTTCTTATTCTTCTCAAGCGCCTATAAAATATTATTTAATATTTATAATTTTAGAGAGAAACATAGTTCATTAACAGATTTAAATAACTATAATGAGAATTATAATGCAGATAAAGATGAAGTAAATGCATTATTAATACATAAAATAACTAAAAATAAATCAGGACAAGAATTTAATAAGTGGTTTAACGAGCAATTTGAAAGCATTAAAATAACAAATGACTATGATAAAAATGGGTATGGTGATTGGTTAACACATAATGAGAGTAATAGTGTAGAAACGGTAAAATGTAAAGATTTGAATTCAATACATAAGATTATTGAAGAAAAAAAGCAAATATTAAGAACGCATAATTTAGTCAAAAAACGAGATATATATGAATTTAACAATACTAACTATTGCGATTTAACAAATTCAAAACCGGAAGATTATAGTTCGGGGCTGTTTAGTAAATTCCAATATGAAGACTTAAAAAAAGCACACGAAGAAAGTTTAATACCTGTTACAAATGAAGATTTTAACACTAATTATAGCTCATTAGAAGACATAAGAAATAAACGAGCCAGTCAAGTTATTGGTCCAATGAAACGCGAGGAAGCAACCAATTATTTAAATAAGTCAAAAGAAGATGAAAATAATATATCAACAGCAAGGGCATATAGTTTATTTAAACAAGATGAATTAAATAAGCAACAAAATGACAAATTTTGGTCTAAGTTGAAACGTTTAAACTAATTTTAAAGGTATTATTATTAGTTATAAAAATTTAGATTATTTATATAATTATATAAATGATTTGTCCTTATAAAAGTACAATACTAGTTATAATATTATTTATTGTAATAATAATAATGTTATTAATAAATAGCAATATAGAAACATATAGTAATAATAACAATATTGGTAATTTAAATCCACTTACATATAACAATAATAATAAGTGCTGTCCAGATATAAGTAATAACAACAATAATTTTGGTCCTATTGCTTATAATGATTTTTGTAATAGTTTTACTGATCCATCTGATAAATATAATACACCAGATGAGTATAACAAATATTGTGCAACACAGTTATTATTAATTCCCGAAAGACAATACACAATTAGTCAAGCAACCACTTCAATAAATCCAGTAAATCCTGTAACTCCAGTAAATCCTGTAACTCCAGTAAATCCTGTAACTCCAGTAAATCCTGTAACTCCAGTAAATCCTGTAACTCCAGTAAATCCTGTAACTCCAGTAAATCCTGTAACTCCAACTAATCCTGTAACTCCAGTAACTTCAGTAACTCCAACTAATCCAGTAACTCCTGAAAATACACCTGTTACATATCCAATAATAAAACCATATGGTTACGGTTCAATTAGAGGATGGTATGATACAAGAAAGAGTAGTTATTTATTAGATAATCCAATTACAATATATTATAACCAAATGAATACTAATTATGTAAATTCTAATGAACCTTGGAAGTTAGTAAATATTCCAACAGTTAATGAATTGCCAAATTATGGAGATTGGTGGAATTGGACTAGAGAGCTTGAAAATATTAATAAAGTAATTGATTATTTAGGAAATACATTAGGCAAATTTGAAACACATTTTGTAACTGCAACACCTATTATAAATCCATTAATATGGGTAGAAAAAATTAGACGAAGCAGTGATGCTAATTATGTAATAAACAATACTAATTTAATGAATGCATTATCATCAAAAATTACTAATACTAATATAGTTTTTACTCAAAGCGAATGGAATAGTTTTAATATAACTACCAATTTAATAACATTACATTATATAAATGTGGGTGATAAACAATTTAGACCTTTTTCTCCAGGAACAGATAGTGTAAATAGTCAAACATTAGCAATCATAGCCAGAGATTGGGAAATAGATGATAGGGGTAATAGAATACCTAATCAATATATTAGAGTTGAAGAATGTGGTGGTGTATGTTTACAATATATAACAAAAAACAACAAATTACGTATGTACATGTCTTTCGATTTAGGCATGGGACACGGTCCTATATTAACTGGTTCATGGTTTAATAGTCTGTCTAGCGATAATAAAAAACAATGGTTAAGAAATGAAATATATGCATCTATAAGTCATGAATATACTCATGTTTTTCAACGGCAAATAATAGATCCAATAGTACCTGGTATATGGTACGGGGAAGAAGGAAAGCGGTTTAATATAGAGAGAAGTGTAGCTGAAAGAAGTCCGAACGCAATTTCAAGATGGTGGTTAGAGAGTTTTGCTACATTGTTACCATATTTTATGGGGTTTAATTTTAGCGGATTTGACATACAAAGCAAAATAACTGAAGCAATTAATATAATAAAAAACACCCAATCATTAACAGCTACAGAATTTTCGGATCGTATGATGTATGTAAATCCATATGGTTATTTACCAAATACCCCGAACCATGCATGGTCTTTTTTAGCAGCAACATATATGGCAAAATTGACTTCATGGAAATATGTATTAGTTGATTTTTATTATGATTTTCAAAGAGTTCCATCAAATACTCAATATTTATACAACCAACAAATTATATATCTTCCCGAGTTGGATAAATTATTTCAACATAATTTTGGCAAAACAGAGCAAGTATTTTTGCAAGATATATTTAGAGATGTAAGAAATGGAACAATTACTATGAATTATTTAAGTAATGTATTACCAAATGGAAGTAATTTTAGTATACCAAATTTAGTTAAATTTGATGCTTCAACCCTATCATGAAAAAACTCTTATTATTATAAAATAGTATATTAATATAATTCGATTAATGTTAATATATATATATAAAGTATATATATTATGAATGTTAAAAAAATGAAATTTAAGAATTTATTTATAAGTATATTAATATTAATAGCAGTAGGTTATATTTATAATAAATTTAAAATAAATGTAGAGAGTGGTACAAGAATAGAGGAATTAAATGTAATAAAGAAATATTTATTGAATGACCAAACAGATGATGCAATTATTAAGTTAAGTGCAAATAAAAAACCAATATTATGGTTACATATTGATTATGCTAAGAATAGCAGAAAGTGGGAGTCGTTCGGCACGCGTAACTCAATAGAATTAAATCAAGATTATTTATATTTAACAATAATGAATATTATAAATAAGTGCAATGAGTATTTTCATATTATTATAATAGATGATGATTCTTTTTGTAAACTGTTAGAAAATAATTGTTTAGATTTAAAAAAAGTAGGCGATCCTATTAAATATAATTTGAGAACATTAAATATAATGAGATTGTTACATACTTATGGAGGTATATATCTAGAAAATTCCTTCATATTATTTAAATCGTTAAATAGTATATATGATAAAGTGCTAGAAAGTAAAAAAATGGTTAGTGGAGAATTTAAAAATAGTTCTTCCAATTCTCATATAGAACCAGTTATGCCTTCGACTAAATTGATTGGTTGTATTAAGGAATGTAAAACAATGAAAGAATTTATTAATCATTTAGAAATATTATACAGTAATAACTATTCAAGTGATATAAGTATTCAAGATTTAGTTAATAAATGGTTATTACAAAAAAATAAAACTAATTCATTAGATATAATAGATGGTAAATTTTTGGGAACAAAAACAATAAATAATAAGTTGGTTGATTTAGACGATTTAATGGGTTCAACTTATTTAGACTTGAATATTAAGAGTTATGGTTTATATATTCCTAGTGATGAGTTATTAAAAAGAAATAAATATAATTGGTTTTGTAAGTTAAATACGAGAGAAGTATTAGAAGCAAACACCAATTTATCAAAATATTTAATAATAACTAATCAAATGAAGAACAATTAAAATATCCTATAAAAGAGTTGCTAAAACCTTTTTAGTCTCTGTTGGTAGAGAAATAGGAAATAATATATTAAACTTAATAATAAGATTGCCTACGAAATTATCTCTCGTAAACCCCATATTGCTTTTTATTTTTTCATAATTAAAGTTAATAACTTCTGTACAAGTAATATTATAACTTTTATTATTAATATGATTTAACATAAAACTAAATCCTATTAGTGCTTCTTTTAGAGAAATGGATTTAACAAATATAATGTCTAGTCCATTTCTCTCAAATAATTCGTGACGTATTAGTTGTATTATTATTTTAACATTGCTATGGCTAATGCTAGTATTAAGATAACTGTTACCTTTATTAACTAATGTAATAATTTCATTATTATCAATACCTTTAGGTATTTGTATGTAAAGAGTTTCCTTTTCGTACCCTATAACATTATTAACAATAATTTTTCTTTCAACAATTATTGGTTTATTACATCCATTATAAGCCTCGTTATAGTTTATACTTAAATTAATAACAATATCTTCGTAGTTGCTATTTATAGAGTTAGTATACTTAGAAATCATACTATTATTAGGGTTAGGGTCACAATTGCTATTATAATAATTAGGATTATTAGGATTATTGGGATTATTGGGATTATTGGGATTATTGGGATTATTAGGATTATTATAATTAGAATTATAGTTATTGTTAGTAAGTGTCTTGCTTATTAGTTCTTGTTCTTGTTTTTTTTCATTAAGCTTAATAATGTCATAATTTTTCATTAAAGTCAAATAGGCTTCATTAATTTTATTAAATTGGTCACTATTAGAATTACCATTTTTATCGGGATGATGTTTTATAGACATAACTCTATATGCTTTTTTTATATCATTTAAAGTGGAGTCTCGTGTTATATTTAGTGCGTTAAAATATATGTCATAATTCATATTTTTGTCATAATTCATAACTTTATATTATTATTTAAATAATTAATATATTAATTGCTTAAATAATAATATAATAATTAGTTAAATAATAATAAGTAATAGTATATTATTTTTTAAATAATATGAATGAGTTATTAATTCATAAGTATAAACCGAAAAACATAGATCAATTATTATTGAGTGAAAATAATAAAGATTTATTGAAAAACTTCTTAATCAATAATTATTTCAATATAATATTTGAAGGCAGTTCCGGTTGTGGAAAATCAAGTTTGATAAACATCATTTTACAAGAATATTATAAAGGAAATAAAAAAATTATAGAGTCTAATGTTTGTTATATTAGTTTATTGAAAGATCAAGGGATCAATTTTTACAAAAATGAGGTGCGCATTTTTATAAATAATTGTATAAACAACAGTTATAAAAAATTTATTGTTATTGAAGATGTGGAATTTTTCTCAGATATGATACAAATGTATTTTTTTGAGCTAATAAAAAATCATAAGAATACAATATATTTTATGCTTACAACTTCTAATAAATTAAAAATAAATAATAATTTGTTACACTTATTGGATATTGTTAAATTTGAGCAAGTAACTTATAATTATTTATGGGATATATTAACAGATATATTAACCAGAGAGAATATAACTATTGATATAAATATTAAGAAATATATAATAAAATTATCTAATAATTCTATAAACAATTTAATAAACAATATAGAAAAGATCATATTATTATACAATAATTTCGAATCATTAAAAGATGTTAAAGAGCTAGATATTGAATCAAATATAGTTATAGAACATTACGACGAATTGATTGAATATATTAATACTAGCAATAAGAAAGAGGCAGTTATTTTTATGTTAAATCTAATAAATAAAGGCTACTCAATAATTGATATATTGGAGAATTTTTTATATTATATTAAAGATATTAATACATTTATTAGCGAAGAAAAGAAATTTTTAATAATTAAGTTAATAGTAAATTTTATTAATAATTATTTCTCAATGGAAGAAGATAACATACAAATAATTTTCTTTACAAATCATCTTTATAATATTATAAATAATAATTAATAATATAGAGAGATTCAATAGCATAAGAAACTAGTTTAACACATTATAAATAATGCTTATGAGCTAATTCTGCGTGTTTCAATATTTATTGAAGCTAAATATATAGAGTTTTCAGTGCATATAATATACACATCTTCTATTTTATATATTTTAACAATAGGACTTGTATACTCTTCCTCATTTTTTACTAATAATTTTTCTTTGTTTTCTTTAACACCAATCATAACCTTTTTAGCAATTGAGTCTAACCAATAATCTAACATAATAGGTTTGTCTTCATTGATTGATATCTTTGCTATATGAGGCCATATACTAGAAGGAGGTAATACTAATTTTTCATTGTCGCCACTCATTTATATAAATGTAATACTAAAAAACTTTAAATTGTTTTTTAGTATATATAATATATTATTAAATATGTTTTATATATATTCTTAAATATGTCTTAAATATATATTTTTAAATATATATTCTTAAATATATATTCTTAAATATATATTCTTAAATATATAATGGAAATATACATAGATTTTTTTAATTCATTAAAAACTTATACAAAATTATTTTATAAAAATATGTTGCCTAGGTATATAAATAATCCTAATTATTTGGAATTTATTTATTTGAAAGGATTGTTTTTATTGAAAAACATTTATATTTTGTTGCACTTTAATTGTAATAATCGCGATGAAATAGTATCAATATTAGAAAAAGGATATATATATTTTATTGAATTTTTGATTCAAATAAATATTAACTCTGATAATTTTGAATTAACACTTAAAGATGCAGTAATGTTTACATATAAAAAAACAATTTTGTCATATAAGCAAACAAATAACAATAAAAACATAATTCAGAACGATTTTGATAACAAATTAAATATTTTGTGTAACATTTTCTATATTGTAAATAATGTTAATTTTATTGATTATTCTAATAATTGTATTGATATTGAAGAAGAATATACAAATATGCTTATAACAAATAAAATAAATGGTATTAAAACAATAGAAGATAAATTAATAAATGTAATAGCCAATAAAATAAATGTATTGGACTTAAATAATGACATACTAGGTCTCAGAAATAATATGGAAAAAACAATAGATTCACTATATAATGAAAAAAGTGATATTAATAACTATAATAGCAACATGCTTAATAATATATACATTATACTTAATAATATAAAATAACTACTATAACATCATAAAGCCAAGACATTTATTGAATAAATATGAATTTTTTCTTACTTTTTTTATTTTGTATTTGCTTAATTTTAGTCCCTTCTGTAAAAATATTATCATATTCTAGTGATAAAATGTTTTTAATATATTCATAGACAATATTTAACGTAATCTCATCACATTTACCAACAATTAATATACTTCCTGTTCTAAATATCATGTAAGAAATTTTAACATCTTTATCTTTACAATAATAAATACATCTAATCCCAGGATATGAACAAGGATCATAAATGGCGTTTATATTATATTTGTTTCGCAATATGCTGTACAACATCTCTCTATTAATATAAAATCCACAATGAAAATTAGAATTAATTAGAACATTCTCAGTAATCTTATAGTTACAAGTTATATCATTATCAATATATTTATTTAATATATCTAATAAATCATTAATAATTATGTTTAACTGCTCATCATTTTGAATTCCAGGAATCTCTATTTTACCAGTATTAAAAATTTTTATATGTATTTCTTTAAACCCATTTAATATATAAATTCTCAATGATAATACAAAACAATTATAGAAGGCACTCTTATCTTTATTACGCGTATACAATAAATCCTTTTTACATAGCCCAATGCTTAATTTCCTAATATGCTTAAATTTTTTTTCTGTATCAATATGAGTAATAATTTTATTATGAAGATTAGTAATATTCGATGATTGTTGTATCATTTTTTCATATTCGTCCTTGTTTTCAAATGAGAATTTGATTTGTTTTTTGATTATTCCTTTTTCTTGTTTGTTATAATCTGTAACAGGTAATAGCCAAAATGTTGTAAAAATATCAAGGCTCTTATTTAAGAACAAGATTTTCGTTTTTGTAGATATATATATATCAGAACAATTTTTCTGAAAATTTTTCTCAGGGATTGCTTTTAGTAAATCATTAATATTTGTATTTAATCTATGAATAGAACCACTTGCTACATCATTAGCAGTATCATTAGCAGCATCATTAGCAGCATCATTAGCAGCATCATTAGCAGCATCATTAGCATCATTATTACCATTACAGTTATTGGCATCATTGTTTTCTAAGAACTTTAACCATTCGCCTTCAATACTCATATTAGTTATAAACTAATAATAAATGTTTATAATTGTTTCAATTATAATATTTAATATATAATGTTAAATATTATATTATTTTAATTTAAATAATTTAAATAATTTAAATAAATTTATTGTTAACTTTTAAATAAATAATATAAATTGTAAAGAATTATATTTTTATCATATAATTTGTTGTAATTATTAATAAAAAACTCCATTCTATTAATTATATCATTACTAATATTATGTATATTATTTTTCAATATGCTATATAAATATATTTTTATGAATTCACTATAATTAAATTTGTGCTTCAGTTCTAACATTAAAAAGGTTTTTTTAAACACTTCAAAATCTTTAGTATTATTTATAATGTAAAGATTTACATATATATCATCACTAATAAAATGCTTTATATTTTCTTTACTTAATTGTAAAAAATTTATCATAGCCCTTATATCATTTTTAAATATATTTATAATATTTTTCAAACATTCATCTGATATTTGTATTTTTTCATTATGAATTATTAAAGTTAAAAAATTTTGGATTTCATTAAAAGGAATAGTATTAAATTTTAATTTACAAAAATAGTTTTGCAAATTATTATCTATTTTTGTAATATAATTACAAATTAAGCAATACCTAACATTGTAATTGCTATAATATTCTATTAAATATTTTAACGCTAACTGAGCGCTATTAGTCATATAGTCAACCTCATCCAAAATAATAAACTTTGGACCCTCAAAGAATAAATTATCGCTTACTACAAATGTATATAAATTATTTCTAATAATTTCAATACCTCGTTCGTGTGAAGCATTTAAATGAATTATTTGTTTTTTATTATCCTTATAATATTTAGTTAAATAACTATTTATTAGATTTATAACAGTAGTAGTTTTACCCGTTCCAGGAGGTCCATATAGAAGCAAATTAGGAAAATAATTTTTCTCAAGAATATTTTTAATAATTAGCTTATTATAGTTACTTAAAATAATTTTTTCTAAATTATTTGGACGATATTTTTCGTTCCAATTTATATTTTTATCCATTATATTTTTATCCATTATATTATTATTATTAAATAAGTAATCAATAATAATCTATATTGTTTTAAATATAAATTAAAACAATATAAATTATATGTTATTTATTTAATTAAAATAAAATGTTTCCTAAAAAAAAAGGCAGAAAACCAAAGTCATACTACGAAAATTTGAAACTTCAAGAAATGTCGAACAATTTTTTAGATATATCAAATATAACAATAAACAATATTATAAATGAACTTACAAGTACAATAATATATGGCGAAGACGGAGCTATTTTAGATATATCAAAAATAGTTGTTCATAAGAAACGAGGTAGAAAACCCAAAGGCGGAATAATTATAGAACAAAATAAAATAGAAGTACATACTGATATTAAGCCTAATATTATTTTACATTTAAATTGTAAACTACAAGACATTATTACCGGCGATCTCAATTACAACCCAACTGTTTACAATATAAAAGATTTTGATAATATGAATATAAAATATGATTATATTGAAAAAGAAAACAACACCGATCAAATAAATAATGAAGATGGCTTAAATAACATAAATTTATTAAATAATGACAATATTAGCACCATTAATAGCACCATTAATAGCACCATTAATAGCACCAATAATAGCTCCAATAATAATGCTAATAATAGTGCTAATAATAGTGCTAATAATAGCACCAATAATAGCACCAATAATAATGCTAATAATAGTGCTAACAAGACAAATTTATTTAATAGTGAAGAAAATGTATTAAATAATGATTGTTTTTTAATAAATAATAACGAGAAAAATTTATACAATAAAGCCATATCAAAGAAATTGGAAGATTTATCTAAACAATTAAAAACAAATAATATTAATAAAAAAAGCGCTTGCTTTTGGTGTACCTACAATTTTGATAATCACACAATATTAATTCCAAAATATGAAATCAAGAATACATATTTTTGTTATGGTAATTTTTGTAGCCCTGAATGTGCGTGTTCTTATTTAATGAATGAAAATATAGAGTCATCACAAAAATTTGAGAGATATTATTTATTAAATAATATATATGGCAAAATTTATGATTATGAGAAAAATATTAAATTGGCGCCTTCACCTTATTATACATTAGAGAAATTTTATGGAAATTTAAATATTCAAGAATATAGAAAATTATTAAAACATGAACGACTGCTATTAGTAGTTGATAAACCATTATCAAAATTAACCCCCGAATTATACGACGAAAACGAAGACTATATACTAAATAATAAATCTATTAATAATAAACAAAATACTACTAAGACATACAAAATAAATGTAAAATAGTATTTTTGCAGAACAATAAATATTTTTTAAAATTGTTTTAAAATATTTATTAAATTAATTTAAAAATATAACATATAATATTCATAAGATGGATAGTGATATAACTGTTCTTATTAATAAATTATCGCAAGATATTACACAATCTTTGAGGAGTAATTTTACTGTTTTTATAGAAAAAAATAAGGTAAACAATGAACTAATGAATAGTCTAAAAACTTTATTAGTAAAGCTACCAGAACATATTGAATTAAATGAACAATATAATAAATTAGTATATGACTATAGTGAACTATTTGAAAAATATAATGCATTAAAGGAGAGCAAAGGTAATATTACTATTAATGTGAACGAAGTTAGTGAGCAAAGTTCAAAAATTATTAAATTAAAAAATAATAATCCTGAAAAAACAGTGGAATTTGATCTAAAGAAATGCGATATGGAGAAAGCTGTTGAAGAAACAGAAGAGGAAACAGAAGAGGAAGAGGAAGAAGAAGGAGAAACAGAAGAAGCAGAAGAACCAGCAGAAGAAGCAGAAGAAGAAGAAGAAGAAGAAGAAGAAGAAGAAGCAGAAGAAGAAGCAGAAGAAGAAGCAGAAGAAGAAGCAGAAGCAGAAGCAGAAGAAACAGTAAATGTTGTAAAGGAAGACGAGGTAAGCGTAGCAAAAGAGGAACAGGAAGAAACAGAGGAAGAAGAAACAGAGGAAGAAGAAGAAGAAGAGGAGGAAGAGGAGGAAGAAGAGGAAGAGGAAGAAGAAGAACTGGTTTCAATTACTATTAAAGGTATAACATACTACAAAAATGAAATAAACAATGTTATTTATGAATGCTTACCTAATGAAGATATTGGAGAATGTCTTGGAAAATTAGTCAATGGAAAAATAATTATGGAAAAATAATTATGGAAAAATAATTATTGGAAAAATTCATCATAATTAAGTTCTATGTTTTCTTCTAAAATTTTATACGAATTATTAATTTTATAGTTAATGTATTGCTCTATAAGCTTAATAATTCTATTATATACTAATTTTATATGTGTTTCATCGTATTTTTCAGATACAAACATATACAGTAACAAATTTTTTTTATTTGTACAATATAATTGTGTATTAGAAAATATAAAATTAAAATTATTATACTCACTGCTATATTTTGTCAATATTTTTGTGAATATAATCTCTTTTTGATCTATATGCTTTAATAAATTATTTTGATATAATATATAATTATTGTAAAATATTTTAATAATATAAGTAATATCATTCAATTGCCATATTTGATATAAAAAAATATTTTTGTCTATACAATCACAAAACGCAAAATTTTGTAATATCTTTTTATATATTTTCAAATCATCAATAGACAAATTAGCATTAAATAATTTAATTATATTTTCGTGTAATAACAAACTTAAACTGGTTCTGTCTGAATAATTTATTATATCTAAATCATTTAAATTAAATTTATGCTCAAGTAAATTTTTTGTTAACAATTTTATATTACTGTTGTTAATAATAGTACTACTAGCATTATTGCTATTTGTAACATTATTAAATTTTAATTCTATAATATTATTATAATAAAAATAGTGTATATTAATTAATTTATAAAATTTATTGTCAAGATAATCTAATATATTATTTACTATGTGCTTACTATTTTCTAATTCAAATATAGAAGGATATAATTTTAGAATTATATTTTTTAATTGACTATTTGATGGTGGATTAATTTTTAGCAATGTAGATATTTTATATAGTTCTGCAAATTTTTTCTCCTCATGTAATGTATTTATAAATACAAAAGGTATAGAATTATATGTGTTCTTTTTTTTTAACAATTTAATCAAATTTGTAAAATAGCTCTTGTCGCTATAAGAATAATAGTTTATATTATCTACTATTAAAGCATTGCTATGTTTATTATTGAAAAACATAGAATATACATCGCTATTGTTTGTCATATTCATTAATTCGTCAACCGTCAATTTATTTTGATTACAATCAATATAATTAATATTATATTTTAATGATTGAAGAATACTTTTAATAATAGTTGTTTTACCAATACCAATATCACCATATACATATAAATATTTTATAGAATTTGGCTTGTCTAAATTTTTTATATAATTGGATACACTATTATATATATATTTAATATCATTAGCATTATAATAATTTATGTGTTCCATCTAATATTTTTATTAACATTATTTTTATGTATTTTTTTAATTAAATGAGTTAAATTATATTTTCTTATAATTTCATTTATAATAGTCTTACTTTTATTAGTATTATTATTATTACTATAATAATAGAAAAAGTCAATCAAACTATAAAAAGTTAAATTTTTATAGTATATATTATTATGCTTTTTAATATTTACTTCTCCACTAACTAACTTTTCAATATAGATTTTTAAAACTAGTTCACTAAATATTACCAAGTCATTTTTTAATAAATAATAATAGTAACTATAATTGTTATAATTAGTAATAGCACTATAATGAATATTACAGTAACGGCACATATAATATTTATTAAAATTTTCCTTGTTTAAGCTATATTTCAATAGTGGATCAATATTTGCCCATACCAAATTTAACACTTCATTAGGCAATAAAGCAAACAATTCTTTGGACATTATATATTATTTACAAATAATATATAATAAATTATGACTTAGATTTAGATTATAATGTCTTTTTTCATTAACTTTAATATTTCATTAATATTAACTTTAAATAACTCATTTTCACTCTTTAAAAAGTCTAGCTCTTGATTTAAAATAACATTGTCTTGCCTAATATTTTTTAATAATTTACATTTTTCATCTATTTCATCTAATTGTAAAGTAAGTTTGTTTATAATAGCAATCTGCTCTTGAAAAGCTTTAATCAATATAACATCAAAAGAGCTATATTTAACAGTTTTATAGCTTTCTGTTTTACCATGATTAATATCTTGTATGCTTAATTCGCCATCATTAACTAAAGTCGGAAATAGTTGCTCTAATTCTTGAGCAATAAGACCAATTAGTTTAGCACCTTTAGATTCCTTTAAGTTATAATTGACTACTCTAAGTTTTAGTAAGTCTTCTAATTTGGGACCTGTATCAACAATGTTTTCTTTTAATCTAATGTCGCTAAAAGAAATGCGATCTTTATAACGAATGTCTCCATTTGCTTTAAAAGTAATAGTATTATCATTAGTTGGATTTGAAGCTGTAGTAAGTGAATACCATCTTGCTATTACGGTGGTTGATATGTCTGTAGGAAAATAACTCGCAGAAAATCCACTTGAATGAAAGAAAAAATTATTAAAAATAGTGAACGTGTTTCTTAACGAATATAAAGGTTGCGTGGTAGATAGTGTCATAAATATTGCTTGCGCTTGCGCACTAGTGCTTAATGTCCAATCGTTCCATCCACTGTTTGTAAATAGAAGCCTTTGATCGGAACTATTATTTGGTTCATTTATAGCAAAATTTCGATAGATCCACGAGTTTGGTGTAACCCATTCCCAATCTATTGATGTTTTACCATCTCGGTTTATAGAAGTAGCCACTCGCTTTCCTCCTATCCAAACATTATTATTTCTAGCACGAATTTTAACAAGTTCGTTTTCCACTTCGTTTTCTATAGATGCAAAGAAACGACTAAGTGTTGTTTTACTATTATGTGTTGCCCAGTCAGTAGTCTGTGTATCTAATTCATAATTTTTAGCACTACTATTAAAATGAAATTTAAAATTAGGAGCTACAATTATAGTGTTTACATTTGTAATTTTAATACCGCCAGCACTAAAAAAATATTCATCACTATCAACGCTCGAATTGTAAATATCTCTTTTACGAGGAACTAATGTTGCTAACCTAGTTAATGAACTATCTGTTAATTTCCAATATTCAACATAACCTCGTGCATTGTTATTATTTCGTGAAGTTATAAGTTTATCAGGATAACCTATAGCAAATACACACTCATTAGCGCTAATATTACTAATATCAAGACTTCTAGGTCCAGCTGGAATTGGAATTGAACTACCATAAGTAAAAGTTACAATAGGACTATTAGTACTAGTTAATAACCTAATATTTTTTAATTCTACCCACAAACTAGTAATAGTATTCCATTTATAAATATACACATAATGTGTATTTGATACAATGATTTTATCAGCATCAGCAGTTATTTTTAATGCTATAATATTTGTAAAATTTGTTACTCCTGCAGGTAATGTTGTCGATAAAGCAGAACCTCTTGCAGTAAATTGATTATCACTACAATTATAACTATAAAATTTATTAGCAACACTAAATACTAATATTCGTGGGTTATGTGATAATACTACAAAATAACCAAAATTTGTATCAACAGATTCGCCTAGAGTTACAGCCGAATGTGTGTGTTTTAAATCCCAATTTCCAGCTGCTACAGTATATAAGCCATTTGAAAGCGTTAAAGTACCACTATAGCTATATATTTTAACACTATTTCTTGTATCACCAAAAGCTAAAAAAATTTTTGGATTAGTTGAACCGCTAATATAATTTATAGCAAGATTTTGAAGATTTTTTCTCCAGTTAATATCTGTATATTGTGTAGGTATTATTCCGACATCAATGTTAGTATATGCACTAAAATTAATACTAATAGGAGACCCTATAGTAGTCCAACCAATAGTGCTAGAGTTTCTAATATATACAGTAACATCACTTGCTTTACCAAGAGCAATAAACATACCGTCATTAGTAACTGCTATACATGAATAACTTGTTGGTATACTATTAACACTAAATGGTGAATTATAATTCGATGTGTTGTTACTATTATCAGAAATTTTAAATGAACCCGTTGTTAAACCACTATTAAGACTATAACTTATATTTGTATTTGTATAACTTTTAATTATAGTATTTGTAGTAATACTTCTTTGTCTATTAACATCAGGTCCAGTTGTATTTTCGCTAACAAACTGAGGATTATTAATAGTACTATTAGACGAATTAGATGGAATACTTGGGACATTAATTGCTGTTGCTGTTGCTACAATAGATCCATTAGCCGAAGCCATAAGAAGTGGCAGTTTTACATTTGAAAGATTAATATCTGTAGGTACAGTACTTGACGATACCTGTGTGGCTTGTCCATTTTGTGGCGTGGAAACTATAGGGTCACTATCTGTTCGTACTTCATATTGCTCTGTCTGACCGACTTTATAAAATTTAGTATAACTCCATGTAGCTCCATTGTGCCATTCCCAATCGGCCGAAGTTATACCATAAGCATTTGTAGAGTTTGATTTACGTCTTCCCCCTATCCATGCTAATGCTATGTCTGCATTTTGTAATGCAGTTCCTACAGCTACATTTTCTGTTTCGTTTGTAATAACTGCTAATTCATGACCTAGCGACGCTGCTCTAACTCTATGTTGTTCCCATGTTAAATAATTGCGGTCGACTATATACGCGTTTGTCATATAAATGGCGCCGGCAGCGTGTAAATAACCAGTCGAATCCACTCCACTAAATCCATCATTCCAATAATTTCCATTTTCTAACCACCATATAATATTTAAATACGGTTCACCTCGACCACCATTTGGTTCAACAGAACCCCAATTAGTATAATTCCACGGATCACCATTAGTCCAGTACCACTCTGCTGATGTTCCAGTACGTAAATCATCATTAACGTCAAGTCTACGTCCACCTAAATATGGAATAACACTATTCCGAGGAATAATATTATAGACAGCGGCATGTTGTGCAGCATTTATAATAGTAGCCAAGCGTTTTCCTGATGCGATTGCATCAGCCTCATGCTGTAGCCAAGTCTTATGAGTTGATATAAATTCATAAGTAGAGGTTCTATACACAGCGTAGAGAAGAGCGCCCTCCCACTGATCATCCCAAGTACTTTTATAGTCATAATTTAAACCAGCACTCCACATACTTAGACGAGTTTCACCTAAATTATTTGGTGTGACTCCAGAAGCAGGACGTGTAGCATTTGAATAGCTATAATTAATTGTTGTAGTTTGAGTAATAGGAAAATTAAGAGTAGCAGTTACTGTTGTCTGTCTATACGAATAACGCTCTCTTATATTTGTATCTTCTACATTATCATCAATATAAGTTATAGCATAAGGAAATACTAATTCATCACTAACTTTTGCACTATTAACTTTAACTAAAGAGCTATTTAAATAACTTAATCTAGGATATATAGTGGGCGGACTTGATACTACTGACACAATAGCGCTTAAATCATTAGTCCTTATTAAATTTCTATTAAGACATAAATCAAAATCGTATTTTGAATATACACTATTACTAATACTTGTTATATTATCTTTTAATACTACGAAGGATGCTTCTAGTAAGCTTCTTTTAGCAAAATTTGTATTAAGACATAAATCAAATCCCACCATTGAATAAAGACTTATACTCAAATCGCGCAAAATCCTATTAGCATTACTAAAATCACTAATACCTCTAGCAATAGATACAAAATCACTAGATAAAGATTGATTTAAATTATAGCCATTTAATGTAATAACTCCACTAATATCTAAATTATTAAAACTCATGTTCAAGTTTTTTACTAAGTTATCAGCCAAAGTGGCTCTTCCACTTAAGTCTCCTATAAAATATGTGCTAGTTATTTGATTAAATTTATAATTAGTAGAACCTATGTTAGAAGAAGTATTAATAGGAATAAGATTTCCAGAAATACTAACTTGTCCAATAGAAACATCAAAATAATTATTTAATCTAATATCCGGAAATAATTGTGAATAATATAAGTTAGTACAACTAATATCTCCATAAAAAACACTAGTATTATTATTAGCTTGTTCTGAACCAATATTTAAAGGTTTACTAATATCTAATTTATAATAATCATCAGAACTTTTAATAATAATAGCATTATCACTATTAATATTTGAAAATTTAATATAACGTTTACTATTTATTGAAATATCCAATATTAAATTTTCTAATGAAATATCACTAAAAATAGCTTTATGTGGAGCGCTAATATTATTGGATATATCATATCCAATAGGAGCATTATAAATATAAGAATTATAAATATTATTATTATTATAAAAATATGAATTAGAAATTTCACAAATAATAATGCTAACATCAGTAAGTTCGCTTGTTCTTAAAGAAACATTGGTAAATTGTGTTTCTGATACAGCTAGTCCTGTTCCTGTTGACGCAGAATTTACAACAGAAATAGTACCGAACACTTTTAAATCTCCAATTATATTAACAGGTAGTGAAGGAAAATAGAGCTTATTACTTAAAGAAATATCATAAACATAATTAAACTTTGTATTTAAATTATTTGAAACATCTAAATTAGCAATATCCATATTATTTTTAACAATAATTTTTTTATTTTGAGATGTATCGAGTATTATATTATTTTGTGAACTCTCAATAACTAGATTATTGTTAATAGTTCCAATATTTAGAGAAGTATTAGTTAGTTGATTGTTTTGATAAATATATGAACTGTTAAGCTTCCAAGGTATATTTTTATTATTATAATTTACATAACTAATATCATGTTTAGAACTATATTTAAGAGCCATTTATATTATTATTATAAATATAATTTTTATATTTATAATAAAGATTATATTATTTCATATTGGTGGACATGCTTTAGGATTATTAGTGATTCCGTCCCAGTGTATATTACACTTTTTTGCCCATTTAAATTTTTTACACATTTTCTCGGGTTCAGAAGTTGCAGATGCATTAAATTCTGCGGTATTATAAGTGCGACATTCATCAGTCGACAATCCAGAATTTATTTGATTATGTGTACATTTTACTTGACCGGCACTATTATAGCCAACATTCCAATAATCGGGACAATCAGTAATAATGGGAGGAAAATCTTGTCCTTCTAAACTTCTAACAATAATAATACCTATTATAATTAATCCAAATATTAAGAAAACACTAGCAACTATTAAAACCGTTTTATTAAATTTAGTTATCATTTATATCTTATATTAATAAAATATATTTTATTAAACAATTACTAAAAATTTATATTATAAATTATATTATAAATTATATTATAAATTATATATTAATATAATAAATGTCAAATGGAAAAATTAATATTATGGGTCCTAATACTTCCACATTATTTTCAATGATGGACAAAATTCCAATAAATACAAATACGAACTATCAAAATGTATTAGCAGGCACTTTTATGCGGTCACCATTATCAGACAGTTATTTTTCAAAGCAAAACATTCAATATATACAAAACGGAATACGAAGTGGTGTATATAATAAATCACAAAAACGAATAGTAGTGGATGACCAACCCGAAGACCAAATTGTAACTGTTATGAGATCGATGTATTTACAATATTCTAAAAATTTAGATACTAATATACAGATGCAAGTAAATGAGCTAAATAATAGAGTTTTAAATTTTTGTGTAAATAATGTATTTAATGAAGCTGTTGCCTACTTAAAATATAGGGAAGATGCGAGCACTATGCATATTCCAATAATGCATCCAATTTATTCAAATAAAACAAATAAAGTATTAGAACAAAAACCGTGGTTTTAAACAAATGCTATTATGCAATAATGTTTTTTCCTAATTCGGACAAAATTTCATTTAATTTATATTTTAAAATAACATTTTCTTGTTTTAAACTATTTATGGTTGTGCTCATCACTCTAGTCTCCTCTTGTAAATCTTTAATGCTATTATATTGTTCATTTAATGTTAATATTCTAGAATCTAGCTTGTTTATAATTTCTTGCTCTTCTTGTAAGGCTTTAATTAATATTAATGTAAAACAACTATATTTAACTGATTTATAGTTTTCCGTTTTACATGCCTTAATATCTTCTTGGCTTGGTTCATTTTCTGAAACCAATCCAGGAAAAATTGTTTCTAATTCTTGAGCAATAACACCTATATGTTTATTAGTGCTAGCTAAACCTTTCAAATCGTAATTCACAACTCTAACTTTTAATAAATCTGCTAATTTAGGGCCAGTATCGACAATATTTTCTTTTAATCTAATATCGCTCCAACTACTGTAAGAATTAGTTATATTAGTAATGTCACCGCTTGCATGAAATCTTATAACTGGATTATTTAAACTTGTAAAGTCACTTCTCCATTCACAAATTATTGCGCTATTATAAGGACTAGAAATTTTTTGTATATAATTACCAGAGCTTTCAAAAATAAACCTGTCATCAAAAATTTTAAATTGTCCAGCATTAGAAGGGCTTATTTTTACAAAATTTGCATTCAGACATGTATCAATAACTTGTGTAGAATATATATTTCTACTTAGGTCTTTTATTTTTCCACTTATATCTTGAAAAGAAAGTTCAAAAAATGATTTAGTAACATAAGTTGTATTGAGACATGTGTCAACAATTTGACTTGTATATACATTGCTACTAACCTCATATATTTTACCATATATAGCTCTAAAAGATATATCTGCTCCAGAAATAGTTAAATAGCTGGTCCGTAAAGTTTCATTCAAACTTACTCCACCTAATCTAATAACTCCACTAATATCTAAATTATTAAAACTCATATCCAAGTTTGGTTGTAAGTTATCGGCTATTGAGCAAGTGCCGATTAAATTTCCAATAAAGTTGTTACTATGTATTTGATTAAATTTATTAAATATAGAACCAATATTAAAGAAATTAGTAGTTGGAATAATATTACCTGAAATACTAATATTACCTATAGAAACATCAAAATAATTATTTAATCGAATATCAGGATTTAATCTTGTATAATATAATGTATTACAACTAATATCGCCATTAAAAATACTAATATTACTAATATTAGTATTGCTTTGTAGTGCCCGAACAATTAAAGGTTTATTAATATCTAATTTAGAATAATCTTCTGAACTTTGAATAATAGTAGGATTATTTGTATTAGTATTATTAGAAAATTTAATAATACCTCCACTATTTAATGACAAACTTTGTAATGAAACATCAGTAAAAATAGCCATATCTGGAAGAGTAATATTACTACTAGTGTAACCAATAGGTGTATTATAAATATAAGAGTTTGTAATATTAGAAGAATATATATTTGATAAAATGATTCTACTTATGTTTATGACCCCATAAGCAAATGAGCTTGTAGTTAAAGCAGCATTATTACTTGTGAAACCTTTTTTTTCTTCACTAATACCCGTTGTCACTTGACTAATACTTCCTTGTATCTTAAGATCACCAATTATATTTGCATTAAGCGATGAATCTAAATATAGAATATTATTTAAACAAATATCAGTAACTTTTAGTAATTTTGTTGTTAAAATATTAGAAACATCTAAATTTGCATTAACAGCCATATTATTTTTCACAATAACTCTCTTATTTTCTGCTGTAGACATTATAATATTGCTATCTACGCTTTCAATTATTAAATTATTATTAATACGAGCTAGTGCTGGTTGGTCAGAATAATATTGATTGCTATGATATATATATGTTGTATTAAAACCATAAGGTATTATTTGTTTATTATATTCAATATAACTTATATCATGATTTGAATTATAAATTATTAAATTCGAAATATCAGGTGTAGCCATATTTTTTATATTATAATATATGTAATATATTTTATAATATAAAATCATACAAAATTAAATAATTTTCTATAAAAAAACATTAAAAAACATTAAAAAAAACATTTAAAAAACATAAAAAAAACATTAAATAAAAAAAAAATTAAATACTAATAAAATTCGCAGCATATTTAGGGTATTATTTATTTTTTTTAGATTTTTTAGATTTGTCGTCAGTTTTAATATGTGTTTCCAAGAATTGAGTGTAAGCAATTTTTAATGTATCTAGCTCTTTAAGCCACATATTTTCTAAACTGCTTGTGCTAATAGTTTTTAATTCATTTTTCTTAAGTTCATGCTCATTCAATAATTTTTCAACATTTTCTTTACATACCGAATCCATAGGCATCTTTACTAAATAATTGTAGTCATTTGTCTCTCCTAAATCAAATTTTAAATCAACCATAATTTTATAAATTGTATCTTTTGACTTTTTACGCAAATCAATCTTATCATCTAAATTATATTGAATAAAACGCGCCTTGTTGCTTAAAACCTTTAGCTCACGCTCAATCATTTGTATAATATACTTCTTTCGCTTAGCATAATAATCATAACGAATAACATAGTAGGAGTCAACAATAGCATAAACATTATCATACTTATTTAATTGCTCTTTTTCATTAAATAAATGCATATTACTAGTACACTGACTTGTATACAGTTTCAAGTATTTTTCTAATCCATTAATACTATATTCGTAGTCTTCTGAAATTAATTTAGATAAAATTCCAGGATAAAATGTGACCTCAAAATCAACATTTATGTCTGTAGACATATCAACAAAATCTTTAACATATTCATCATTTGCTTTTGTAGATTTGCTTTTACTTGATTTAACATCTAAAATGCCTTCTAAAAATTCTTTGTAATCTTGTGTCCATGTGCCAATAGGAAGCTCGCTAATGCGAATTTTGTCTGGTCCAATTGTTTCATAACATCCTTTAATAATATATTTTTTATGTGTTGCGTCACAAGGATAAATCTTGCCCTTAAAACCTTGATAATAAGGTTCAATAACTAGTGCTTTTAGGTCTACTTCGCTAACTTTATTTAATTTTGCCTCTAAATAGTTAATAATTTGAATAGGGTTATAACACATAATATCTGTACTGAACCCTGTTCCAATTCCTTTTGTTCCATTTACAAGAATCATAGGAATAATAGGAACATAATAAATGGGTTCAACACTTGTACCATCATCTTCAATATAGTCTAGAATAGCATCATCTAATTCGGAAAATATTTTGCGTGTTATTGGATTTAAATATGTGAAAATATACCTTTCTGATGCCGCGTCTTTACCACCTTGAAGACGTGTTCCAAATTGTCCTTCTGGCTTAAATAAGTTAATATTATTTGAGCCGACAAAATTCTGAGCTAAACCAATAATTGCTCCATTTAAACTTGCTTCACCGTGATGATAACTGGACTGCTCAGAAACATAGCCGCTAAATTGTGCGACTTTAATTTCGCTATTTAATTTCTTTTTAAGAGCGGAAAATAGGATTTTTCTTAAACATATTTTGAGACCATCACAAATATTAGGAATAGAACGTTCATTATCATAAATAGAGAAATGAATCATGTCGTTATTTATAAATTCCCCATAAGTTACATAAGACTTAGATGTATTTAAATAGCTAGAACGATCATAGTTAGAAAGCCATTCTTTACGATCATTTGCTCGCTTTTTATTAAATACTTTGTCAATACTTTCTCTACAAGTTTCAATACTTGTAAAATTTACAATCTTTTTATTTGCAAAATATTCTTTAAATTCTTTACTTGTGCTTGTTCCAAGACCCTTATAATATTTGATACTCCACTTAGCAAAATCACTATTACTATTTTTCCAATGCTCATATTCGCCATTATTATAAAATGGAATTACTTCTTTCCCGTGTGTTGCTTTTAAAATAGGAGTATTCATATAACCAATAAATTCGGGTATTTCAATTAATGAACTCCACTCGCTTTCAATCATATTAATAGCTAGCCCTTTAATATGACTACCATCTAAATCTTGGTCTGTCATAAATAATAGTTTTCCATAGCGTAGTTTACTATTAACATCTTCTAAAGTATAAGTTTTTCCATGCTCTAAACCGACAATTTGCTTAATTTCACTAATTTCTTTATTTTCACCAATTTTACTAATACTTTCGCCTCTAATATTAAACATTTTGCCTTTCATCGGATATACACCAATAAAATTTCTATCTTCACGCGAAAGACCTGAAATAATTCCAGATTTTGCGGAATCACCTTCACAAAGAATTAATACGCATTGCGAAGATTTTGCAGTACCCGCAAAATTAGCATCTACTAGTTTAGGAATATTTCTAATAGTTTTGCATTTAGACCCGTCGGTTTTCTTAATTGCTTTATTTTCTTTAACCTCTGTTAAATTACAAGCAGTAGTCATTACACCCATTTTAGCCAATTTTTCAATAAATTTATTAGAAACCTCACATGACGACCCAAAATTAGAAACCGCACTATTTAAATAATCTTTTGTTTGACTATCAAACGCTGGATTTTCAATAGTACAATTTACGAAAATCATAAGCTGTTCTTTAATAGAGGCCGGCTTAACATCAATATGCTTTTTTTCTTTAATATATATTGTTAATTTTCGCACAATCTGATTTACAATATATTCAACATGCTTACCACCTTTTGATGTAAAAATTCCGTTTACAAAACTTACTTGCGAAAATTCTTCGTTGGGTGCTAAGCAAACCGCATACTCCCAACGCTCATTTGCTTCCTCATAGAGTCTCTCTTTCTCTGTCTTAGTTCCAATATATAAGTCAATATAATTCATAAATGTTTTAATTTCAATAGGACTGGAATTATATTTGACTTTAATGGATTTATTTGTAACAGCAGCAATATCATATGCGCGTCTTTTTAATAAAGCAATAAAATCTTTGTCAAATCCTTCAATACCTAAGCGTTTAAAATCGGGCTTAAAACTCACACTTGTGTAAGGTTTATTTTTGCATTTTGTAATTTTCGGCTTTTCAATAATGTTCAAGTTATCCTTAAATTCTTGAACATATTTTTGTCCGGTTTTAGCATCAACGGTTTCAATCTTGCCCCAAGTTGACCAAATTAATACGAGCTTAAAGCCGAACCCGTTTTTGCCTCCTACGATTTTCTTTTCTTCTTTAACATAATTAGTAGAAGTTCGAAGATTAGCAAAAATAAGTTCAGGAATCCATACTTTATATTCAGGATGAATAGACACGTCTATACCATTACCGTCATTTGTTAGTGTAATAATTCCAGTGTCATCAATTGATATATCAATCTTTGTAACAGGATAATTTTTTTCATCATCCGACGAAGATGAAGATGACGCTATTAATTGCTCCATACGAATAGCATGATCACGACAATTTACAATACCTTCATCAAATAATTTATATAATCCTGGAATATAAGTAATTTGTTTTTCAATAATTTTGTGTGTTTCTTCATCGTAAATATGAACATTAGAACTAATCTTTTCAATAGATCCAATATAGGTATCTGGGTTATCTAATACGTGCTCTTTGTCAGATTTTTTTTGATATTTTTTGGATAGTTCTTCGTTGGAAGCCATATAAAATTATTTAGTATGTGTTATTTATATAAAAATTTCAAAATTTCAATTTTTATAATAAATATTTTATTTATTAATTTAATATTTTAAAATATAATATACAAATAATGACTAGTTGTTTTAATTTAATAACTAATTATAGAGATATTAGTTATAATAAATATATTATTTATAATAGTAGTACTAGTAGTACTAGTAGTAATAATGTTACAAATATTAGTTTTGGTTTATTTGACAATTCAAATAATAATTATTTGATAAAAGGAGTCCCTTCTAATTATCCTTTAACAATTTTTTCACATCAAAATAGTGATATATCACATATAATAAACTTTGAAGCAGTAAACACTGAACCTATTATTATATATGTATCGCGAGGGCAAGATGTTAGTTTCAATAATGGTGATTTTTTTAGATTTTATGATAAGAATTATCAATTGTTAAATATTAATCACCGTTATAGAACAATTTATGATAGCTCGCTAACAGATGTTAGAAGTAATTTCTATTTTATGAATGCTAGAACTTATATATTTAGAACAACAACAGACTTTTGCGGTAATTTTCAATTTACTATTAGCGGTAGTTCATTAACTAGTAGCTATAACTATAGTTTAAACGCAATAGATAACAGTTTTACAATAACAATTCCTGCTAGTGCTGATAATAGCACGAATAAATTGTTTTATAGCGATAACGATAATGATGTAAGTGGTAATTTATATATACTTAGGGGCAGGGATGTAAGCAATTTAAAATATTATTATGGAGACATTAGTTTTTCTATAAGAAATTATAATGATTTTAGTAGTATAAAGTTATCCATAAAATCATATGACTTTAGTTATGGTACTAATGTACCAAGTTTTGGTAATAAAGAAATAAGTAATAATAATTTTTTCTACTATTCTTCAATTTGTAGTTATATTAATAATAATAATTTGGCAAATAATAATGAATTTTTGAACAAAGTTAGTGCAATAGATATATCATATATTGCTGGTGATTATAAATTAAGTTTTAACAAAAATAGGCACTCTACTTATACTACCAATATTTATGACTTAAGTTTTGGATTAGGACCAGGTTCATATGTAATTATTGATGTATCCATCAATTTTCCAATCCGCTTAATAAATCAGGATATAAGTAATTTAATAACAATAGATAGAACTTATCAACCTACTAGGCTAAAAGAATATGTCAATGTTAATACTAATAAAACTTACTATTATGGTTCATTTAAAGTTAATGTATTTGCTGATTTTTCAAGTGTAAATATAGCATTTTTAAATAGAACCATAAACCCATTTACTGAGCGCGAGTATATTTCTAAATTTTTTTACACCGAAATACCTCATTTAGAAACGGGCACATATGGGCCTATTACAACAAGTTATTTAAAATTAATAACTCAAGAAGGTAACTATTATGATCTAAGTCAAAGTGTATATAATAAATATGATCTTAACTTAGATTCAAGGTATATTGAGAAATTTTATATTGCTGCTGATAAATATGGACACAATCTTAATACGCTAGATTTTATTACAAGTATTCCAGCATCCGAACAAGCTATTAATGATGACATTTCAAATAATATAGTTAGTGGAACGGGATTATTAGAATACAATATATTGTATAGGGTTACAGATTATGAGAATATAACCATCAAAAATATTAGAACAGTTGTAGTAAATTGTGGCCCTATTATTGAAATAAGTAGTAATTATTTTCAAAATAATCAATACAATAATATTTTACAATTTCAAACTAATACTTTTAATCCGAGCTATAATTTTTATGACAACATAAAGGTATATATTTATGATACTAGCAAGCAACGAATTAATATACCATTTGAAGTATCTATAAGCGGGAGCTATATTAATAGCATAAGAAACACACAACTATTACAAAACAACATTAATTTTTCATATACAGAAACAAATCCAACAAAGGAAAGATTTTTAGCTCATTTAAATAAAAATTATTATGCTTATTATAATAATATTGTTGGTTTTAGAAACACAAATAATGATACCATTACTATAAGAAATTATAGTTCACCAATTATAAATGATAATTCATTTAGTAAAATAATTGGTAATCTTGCTAATACATTAACTATTGATACTAATGCTAATGAAATTAGGATAGGGAGTGCTAGTAAAAGTATATTTTTAAATAATATAGAACAAAGTTTTGATTCTTCAAGTATTACCTTATATTTTAATAGTGTTTATAGAAGAAGTGCTGAAGATTCACAAGAATATCCAATAACTTGTGGTTTAAAACTAAATAACTATTCTTTTGAACTCAGTTGTAATAGTATCTATGTATCTGATAATTTTAAAGTAACAGGTCGCTTTAAACCCATTAATTTTTTTGGGGATAGTGCTGCTGGCTTGATAGATATTTCATATATAGGTTCTTATAATCTACAAATTTCTACAAAGGGATTGTCAGGTGGTGATTATTTTTATGATACTTATAAAACAAGATTTTTTAAGCAAACTATATTTAATAGATCAAAAACTTATACTATTAATATTCAAGATATTAGTAGTCCAGTTCTAACATTTTATAATAAAAACATTGTAGGTTCCAACACTAGCACAACATATTTGTACTCTTTTCCAAGATTAAGAAAATTTAATATTTTACAAGACATATGCTTTGTAGATTTAAGAATTACTCCTGTTAATAATTATGTTTCTAATAAACCTCTAATTCAATATAGAGATAACTCTATTTATGATTTTTCATATGGTCGTGATATTACATTTACACTAATAGGTGTAGGTTCAGGAACTAATATAACTCATAATATTACCGCAAAAGAATTAAGTTTAAATAGTATAATTATTGATTCGAGCTGTATTATAAATTATAGAGCAAAAGATATTTGTAATAATTATTCACAAGATATTAGTTTAATATTAAATTTTGTAAATATTCCATATGCTGAATTAAGTGGTAATGCTATAGCTAATATTAATTTTTCAAGAAATTCTACTTATAGCGATGCTGGAATAATAATATATAATGATCCAACCACATCAAGATTATTTATTCCGCGCACAATATCGGGTAGTATAGTTAATGAAATAAGTAATATAACACTCGGAACATCGTATTATGATATATGTTATAACACTGATTTATGTCTAAATATCATTGGTGACTATTCTTTTAATTATATAGTTACAATATCAAATTCAAGTACAAGAGTTCCATTAATATTAAAGCGACAAATTAGTATTAGGGATATTTCAAATCCTTATTTTTTATTTCAAGACTTTAGTTCAATCAATTATACTCTCAATGATGCACGATTAGGGAATAATAGTATGGCTACTTATGATGCTAGTTATACTTCTAGCACTCGTATAATACATAGTGATACTAATAGTTTTAATATAGATTTTAGTTTTGTTGTATATAGAACTTTTGAGGACCTTAGCAAAGTTTTGTATGATTTTGATGTAAGCGATAATTATCAACAAAAGTCAAATATAATAAAAACCCTAACTTTTAATACTAATCCTAGTTCATTTACATTTAATGACATAAGTAATTATTTTGATACTAGCCAAAATAGAAGATTAAATAAAGTAACTAAAAGCAGATATTCGACTTCAACTTTACCACGACTTGTATTTAAATATACAATTAATGATTCATATAATACTTATAATGTTACAAGAAATGTAGATATAATAGATGATAGAAGACCTACTATAGAATTTTCATTTAATAACTATTATGCTAATAATTATCAATATGTTTATTTTGATAATTCTCGAATAGATTTTTCGTATGTTGCGCTCGATTATAGTAAACAATATTACGCAAATGAGCCAAGTTATGATTTTGTTCAAGAATTAAGCTCAATATTATTTAATATTGATTTAAGTGATAATTTTGACTTGAAATCTGCCATAAATTATCAAATAACTATTAGTAATAATATTTATAGAACAGGAATAACAAATATTAATGATTTGAGTAACAGCATTAAGGCTTTATTTTCTATGAAAGACACTTCTTTTACTTTAATATATGATATAAGTGATAATCAGTTTAATACTTTTCAAAGTAAACGAAATGTAAAAATTATAGATATAAGCACTAATTTAGATATTAGTTTTTTGAACAATTCATCAACACTAACTGTTAGTTTTGGAGATACTAATTTTAATATTTTGAGAGAACTAGTTTTTAATCATAGGAGATTAACAACAACTTCTATTAGCTTTGATATTAGTTATATTTTACCAAGTACTATAACTTCAATTAGCGGAACTAGCCTTAGCCTTTTTGACCCGTCTGCTTTAATATATAGAATGGGTGATAATAGTGTTAATTATTTTCCATCAGCATATTCAAGTAGTTTTTATAGTAAGCGCAGAATTATTAATATAGTTAATAATGGACCACTAATTTCTTTTCCTAGCACAGGCATAAGTCACGAAATTTATACACCTTTGATCGATGCTTCATTAATATTTGGCGTAACAAGTAACAGTGTATATGACGCATTTACCTTTAAGAATTATAAGCCGGAATTATCATATAATGGAACTAATTTCGAAGTAACTTTTGATAGCTGTCTCAATATATTGGAGCCTTCATTTGGAATATATAATGTATATTATAGATCAACAGATTTATA